ATACGACAGGCACGGATAGCACGGACAGGCTTGTTAAGCATGAGGCTGATCATGTCATCCATTGTCTCCTGCGGAGACTCCTCAAGCATGATGCAGCCTACGCTACGACCTTCGGAAAGGTGGTGCATCATCAGCTCACGCAGGATAGTAGACTTGCCTGAGCCTGTACCGGATGCCCATAGGGTAATCTCGCCACCACGCTGTCCGATGAGAAACTCGGAGAGTCCGTCATAGGGGAAGGGATAAACCTTCGTAGCAGTGATTGTCTCGGATGTATCCACGATCTTTGAGATGTGGAGGATCTCATCCGGAGAGTACTGGTGCGCTTCCCAGATAGCAGACACAAGCTGCTTGGTCTGTGCATTGACGAGACACTCATTGGCATCTTTGTAGGGAAGCTTGGCAATCTTGCACTTGCCCGGAGGCAATAGCTCAGCCACTTCGTTAGCAGCCTTGATACCCGGATCATCCATGTCAAAGCAAAGGACAACCTCTGCATATGAATTGATGAACTCAAGGTTATCACGGATAGACTTGGCAGCAGACTGCGCTCCATTTGGGATGGATACGACAGGCCATGTACCGCCAAGCACCTGATTGACAGTCATGCAGTCGATCTCACCCTCGGTAATGACCAGACGCTTGCCGCCATTCTTCCATAGGTTCTGTCCAAAAAGCTCAGCACCCTTTGCCGATCCCTTCCAAGCAAACTGCTTGTTAGGACCACGGAGATGCTGACCTAGCAACTCGCCATTCTGATAGTAGTTGGCGACATGAACCTCCTTGCCATTTACCTTGGCTACCTGATAGCCATAGAGTCGGCAAGTCTTTTCCGTAATACCACGATCCTCAAGATCAATGTAAGAGCCAGCGATAGGCTTGAACTCCTTAGTCTGCATCGTAGTCGTTTCATCTAGCATCTCTTTTCCTTTTGTGTTACGGTGATAGTTGCACTTGAAACAATACACATGGTCATCATAGACCGCGAGATTGTCTCCGCTACGGTCTTCACCTTTAGATGTACAGCGGGGGCATTCGGTTTTCTTTTGGAACAGACTCATTCATCACCAGTTCTCTTCGTTGTAGTTACTACTCTTGCTCACTGCAATGGTGCGGACAATCTTCAGAAGCAACTCATCAGACATACTGAAGGCAACCACCGGAGTATCCTCACGGGTACGGAAACCGTCAGTATGCGGAGTCTCGGAGATAATAAAGTATGCAGTAGGAGACTCAACCGGAAACTCAATCTTCATGTAGAGCTGCTTAGATGGCATGCAATCTCCACCACCAATAATCTCTGGACCACCACCAACGGGGAAGTTCATCTGCAACCACTCACTTGTATCTGTGTTATTCATCATTCGTCTTTTCCTTTGCCCCAACCTAGTTCGTGGGCGTATGGGTTCTTCATAGACTTGAACAGACCAGCAATCTCGTTTCTCAGATTGTCACGCTGTTCAACCAGTTTATCATACTTTGCCTGAGTCGATGTACCATCTGTCTCAAGGCGTCCAACCTTGTAGCTAAGAGCCGCAAGATCATAGACCATTTCCTCAAGTTCGCTTAGAGTTTTTGTCTTCATCATCTTTTAGTTTCTTAAGAGCTTTATCAAACTTGTCATTGATTCTATCAAGTGCTTTAAAAATCTTGTCGTAATTTTCTTCGTACTTTTTGCGGTCAACAGGACGATACCTACTACCTTTGCCATTCATATATGTCTATCCTCCGTAATTAGATAACCCCAATTTCTAGCCTTTGCTGCAGCGACCACGGATATCCTTCCGTGCAGTGCATCATAGGCAATTAGTTCTCTTCTTGCCTGATCTCTTTCGTGAGTAACCAATTCTAACTCTTGAACAACTTGAGCTAGAGGATCATCACTCACCGTCAGTTACCCTGAACTTTTGATTATTAAAATCGGCTTCAAGTTTTTCTTCATGGTCTGTCATTTATGATCTTACCTTCCTCGTTAGAATAAATGATTCGATCAAACACATGGGAACACCAAGGCATGCAGAACTTGCACGGCTTAGACATCCCCAATCTACCTGTCTTGCTGAATCGAAAGTTATAAAGAACCATTTTGTCGTTCGGTGTCTTTATCTTTCGGAAGGCATCCAGCTCAGAGTGGAGATACGGATACATGTATCCATACTCAGCAGTCTTGGGATGCGTCTTCCAGTTATTGGTTCCGACAGCAAGCAGTCTATTCTTTCTGACGATCAGCGAGATATGCGCCCTGTCTCTATCGACAGTCGATGCAATATGCTTAGCCAGTTCAATCCAGTGTTCCATTAAGAGCCTTCCAAGATATCGGGAATGCTTCGGCGCATGCCTCATTGAGACACATGGCAACCTGTCGGCATTCGTTCTGGGCATGGGAATCAAGCCGCAGCTGGCACACACGGGCAAAGCCGTACAGAGATCCCGTCCAGTACCACTCGGTCATCATAGACTGAGGAAGCACAGCACGGGCTTGCTCCGGGCATACACCGTTGGCAAGCATTAGATTGTAGGTCAGCATGCAGTAACGCATGGCATCCTCAAAGACATCCTGAGACTCCAGAGGATCATCGACCAGATCATCCATAGATCCCTGCTTCTTGTTCTCAGCCTTCTTTCTCCAGTTACCATTGGGATTCCAGAAGGTGGGATCATAGTCAACATAGCGGCGGCTTACCTCGTTCCAAGCAAACCCGACCTGATGCTTCTGCAACTGTCGGGCAACAAAGATGGGAGCCTTGATTCTGAATTGCAGAGTACAATGAGCGAAAGGACTCCAGTGATTGTGCTTTGCCAAGTACTTGATAAGCTTGCTGTTCTGCTCCTCTGTGTAGTTGGCAGCTTCTTTGCTGAACGACACTCTAGCAGCATCGACAACCGTGTTGTCTGTTCCCATCTTGTCGATCAACTCAACTGAAATATGTTCGTACATTGTTCTCCTTTTGAAAAAAGGAAAGGGGATTTCTCCCCAATCCTTTTAGGTATTTACTTCTAAGGTGAAGTAACCTTCTTCACCCTTGTCAGCCCACTGCTTGGATACATGAAGGGAAGTTATCTGGGAGTCATCCTTCCAGATCTTTCCGTTCATGGTATCCAGAACAGCCTTGGCAAAGTTGTCGATATCTGCCTTCGGCCATCCCCTCTCAGTAGACTTGGGACGCTTTACATATAACTCAATACTTACCGCAAGCTCAGTGTCGATAGCCTCAAAGTCTTTACCGATGGTATCCCATACGATCTCTGCTGCTTTCTCCCTGAACTCCTTGTAAGTACCTGTATAGTAAGCACCCCACTTACCAACCCGTGGTCTTGATGCAGCCACGGGATTGATGTCAAACTTCCATTCCATTAGAACGGAAGATCTTCATCCTCAGTCTCCTCAACCTCAGTGACGGTAGCCTTCTTTGCGGGAGTCCCGACAAAGCCACCATCGACTGCGCCAAAGCCACCAGTGCTAACACCTGTGGTATTGTTGGCGTTCTTCTCAACGATCTGAATGCCGTTGAGATAGACTGAGAGACTGTTATCACGGGCGACAACCGCAGGGGCAAGCTTCAGACGAACCTTGTCTCCACCAAAGGGTACTGCGTCAGTCTCCTGAGCAGCAGAGTCAACGCAAGGGAACTTGCCCTGCTCAACATGCACTCGGCTCTTAGCCTTGAGTGTCTTGACTCCATCCTTATCCATGATACCGTTGATCTTCTTAGCACCAGACTTCTTGAGGATATCAGCAAGCTGCTTCTCAAGATTCTTGTCAAGAATCACAGTAATATTGTGATTCGCTGATGCCTCACCGAAAGCGGTGTCGGGCTTAAGTAGATTGCTCCACTTAACCTCAAGCACCTCGGTAACAAACTGCGGCATCTTCTTCATCTTCTTATTATTAACCATTAGTGGTTTCGTCCTTCTTCATAGCGTCAGTGATCTGAGCGACCTGCATATTGAGGTCGTTAACAATAGCACTCAGACCGGAAGCAAGTCCGCTGAGATACGCAACTACGCTATCGCTGCGGATAGCAGGAACCATTTCCTGTGCGGGAGTAGTAGTAGCAGAGGTAACTTCGCCATCAATTACTTCGTTCGTGTTCATAATTTCTTTTCTCCTTTCTGATATACATTATATCTGTAGCCCCAACCGTAGGGATTACTTAAAGACTCATCATTTCAATGTAGGGTTTGCCATCAACGACAACACCACAACTAATCACGGGCTTCTTAATATGGTCTTCGCCATACTTCATGGCAAGATGCTTGCGGTCAACACCACATCCGACATTCATGCCAAAGATTGCATGAAGCGGACTAACTTGCCAGTTGATTCCGGCGCAAGAATGGTGATGACCAGCAACCACAGAAATACCCATACCTTTAGCAGTGTTGAAAGCAGGATATAGACCGCCACCCCCAACGCCATGATAATAAAACACATTATCAACAGTGTAGTTCTTAACCCATTGCCAAGTTGTGTTATAAATTTCATTGTATCCCTTGATATAGAAGTCGGGAATACCAGCATCAGCAGCAAGTCTGCGAACTCGCTCGTCGTGATTACCGATAGTCACGATCATGTTCTTGAAGGCAGACTTCCATTCCTTCACGCACTCCATAGCCATCTCGTATTCCTTGACAGCACCGGGATGCTCAGGATGCTTCGTATGGAATGAGATGCAATGGTGGTCGATCACATCACCGATATGAACAACCTTGTCGCACTTGTATTCCTTCTTGATATCCTTCACAAACTGAAGGTATCCATCGAGAACTGCGGGGAAGTGTGTATCCCCAATAATTAAAACTCTACTCACTTGCCGTCCTCCTTCCGTAGCCGCTGCACTTCCTTCATGTTTTCCTCCAACGCCGACCGCAGTTCTTCGATGAGTTGCGTGGCGTTCGGTGTCGCTCCGCTCAAGCCCCGCGTCTGGGCGAGGATGCGGTCGGACTTCTGTGCGAGTGTCATGGCGCAAGTGTTACTGAACATGGCTCGTCCTCCTGTGGAAAGCAATCCCAACCGTGATTCTTCGCAATATCAAACGCATCAAGCGGCACATCGCGGGAAACCCGTCCGCAATACATCCGCCTCGCCTCGTCGCGCTCCTTGATTAGCCGCTCAATCACTTCTGCGATCTCATCGGCACAGTTGATGCTGTGAGACAGTCTCTTGATCCTTGCGATGGCATCGTGTTCGTTCACTTGGTTTCCTCCTTGTAACAATCCCAGCCCTT